GAAACGTCACATCGGCGCTATCCGCCCAAACCATGAGTTTCTCGCCGTCTCCGGCAACAATCCCGGCCCGTTCAAGAACGGCACCGGAGCCACCGCCAAGGACCGCGCCATACTCGATGAAATCGGCGTCGAGCGGTGCGGCGGCCTCGGTGGTCAGCGCGACACGGATGGTCGCCGCGTCACCGCCACGGTTCACCGCCATGAGGTTGAGCGTTGCGACCTTGGTTGCTGGCACGGTGTAGACGGTAGTGTATGTGTCGGCTGCAGGTGCTGCCGCTCCGAGTTTTCCGTTCATCAGAATTGTCCCATGAAATAGTTGAAGGGCCGAGCATTGTTCGTCACTGCCCGGATGCCTTTGGCGTTCGCGGCCTTCGTGGCGTTGGTGCCCGCGAGGTGTTCGGCGTCGGTCGCAAGCCCCAGCACCTGGTCTGGCGGCAAGCCGCCGATCGCGGCGTCAATTTTGGCTTGAACACCCAGTGCAATGGCGGCCTGTTCTGAAGAAATCTTCTTGTGCAGCGTGGTCGAGCTGTCATGCAGCACAAACCAGTCGCGATCACCTTCTTCATCCTTGACCTGGCTGCCTGCGATTTCAGCAAGGGTCTGGACTGCCAGTTTGTGTGTGCGGTCCTCGGCCAGGTCTCCGCCACCGGCAATCCCGTCCGAGGTATCTATCTTGCGCTCGGCAGAGACAAAGGCGTTGATCGCCTCAATCCGCAGAACCAGATTTTCGAGATCGGAAAACACCACATGCAGGCGCAACAGCGCTTCGACTGTTTGTCCCGAAGCCGGGATCGGTTTGTTGATCGGCGGGTCGTATTTGATGATCGCGATCAGCGAGGTTTCCGAGTACAAGCCAGCCTCGCGAATGGTGTACGGCCCGTCATCGGCTGCAAGCAGGATTTCGAAAAAGGCAGTGTTCGGCGCGCCAGCGACAGTGCCCGATGCTTGCACCGGACGGCGGTCGAGTTCGTTCATCAGCTGCGTTTCGCCACCGGTCGGCGCATAGTCGCCATCGCCGAATGCAATATCGGTAATGATCAGCGGCTCGCCAGCGGCAAGGGCTGCGGCTTCCATGTTTTTGCCGGTTGTCGTCAGGATTGAATAGGTCGGCATGAACAGTCTCCTAGGCGGCAGCGTGCGCGGTTACGATCAGACGGCTCAGCGGCGCAACGGCGCAACGCAATGGACCGCTCACTACGGGTGGATCGAGAAAGAAGGGAAGAGCAGTCGCCACAAGCCGGGTTGACGGGAAAGCTGCCGTGTAGAGTTTGCCTGCGGCACGGGCGCGTAGCAGGTGGATAAGCGAAAACGTCCGGGATTTCGGCTTTGAATATCTTATGCTGTCATGGATCTGGACTTGCCGTTTGGGCGAAAGATCGTCACTCCGGTCGTGAAACACAGTCACTGCGAATGTGCCATGCTGCATGACCGGTTCGGCTTCCCACCACTCGATCAGTTCATACTCATGGCCGATGGCGTTGAGCGCCGTTTCCACCGCAAAACGCGTTCCCTTGTAACGATGGACTTCCGGAGCGGCTGCGATAACCCGGCGCTTGACCTGTTCATCCCATTCATCGTCCCAGACATCGACCGAGCGCGCCCATGCCAGATAGGGCAGAAATTCGACCGGGCAGGTATAAGGATCGAACAATGCGCGCGTTGGATTTTCAATTTCGAACAGGCGGTCTGCCAGCTTGGCGAACGTGTTCTCGCGCGGCGTCTCATTGTGCGGCAGCGGAACCTTGAGCACGTGCCTATTCATTCCACGCTCCATCGACTTGCACGACTGTCACGTTGATCGCGGTGCATTGCGCGGCTTCGTTGTAAGCTGGCAGAATATCGGCAACTGGCGAATTGATGATGACTTCATCGACAGCGCCAAGCAGGTGAGCACTTGCGGCGATCCCGGTGAGACGATGGGCGCGCGCGACGCGGAACTGATCATTCGCATAGGCCTCAAGCTTTTCCATTGCTTGCGTCTCGACAAGCGAAGGATCGGGACCACGCAACACGCGGATTTCAATATCCATCTCATAGGTGAGGATGTTGGCAGACTGCACGAACAGCCGGTCGCCGATTGGCCGTTTCTCTGAAGCGGAAAGCGCTGTGGTGACCGTGGCTAGCAGTTCTTCGCTGGCCGCGCCGTCATGGGCGAGAACGATAATCAGAACTTCCGGCGGTACCAGCGGCGGATCGACGAACTCATCTTCGTGGCTGTAGACACCGCCGTCGCGTACCCCTTCAACCGCAAGCAGATGAAACAGATATGCGCCTTCCGGACCTGCGGTTGAGAACGCCTCAAGCGCCAGCTGCATGCGCGCGCGCAAGCTCTCGTTATCTTCCATCACAGCTTCGGTTGGCGGTGATGCATCAGGATCGGCGGGCACTATCACCTTGCGCTCGACGCCGTTGCGCGCGGCCATATGTTCTAGATCGTTGCCGATGGCAAATGCGGGCATCACTGCCTTGGCCTCGTCATTCATGTCGCCGCGAATGAGCAGTTCGCGGGCGCAAAACGCCTGCAACAGCTTTGTCGTGGCGCTTGCCTCGACTTCCAGTGTTGCACGCAAGTCAATTCCGATCAGGTCGCCCAGACGGATCAGGTCAGCTTTCATTTCCGCAAGCTGCTCGTCAAAGCTCAGGACCTTGACCACTTCGGGCTCTGGCAGGCGCGACAGATCGATATCGGCAAATCTCATAGCACGGCCTCGTAGGAGGCAAGTTCGCCGGTGTCGGTGCGCTGCAGATCAAGCCGGAGCCGCATCTTGCCGTTGGCTGTCATTTCGATCAACGCCAGATCGACCAGCCGTACGATTTTGGAAAGCCACTGATGAATGGCTTCGGCGGCGGCGACAAAGGTATCAAGCACAAGTGCATCGTTTTCCGGACGGTCAATGGCGTCCGGAATGGCGGAACCGTAGGGACGGCGGTGAACGCGTTCGCGCACCCGCGTGGTGAACAGATCATCAATGGCCTGGAAGATGTAATCCCAGCCTGTGATCCATTCACCTGTATGACGGTCCATATCGTACATGATCAGACGGCCTTGCCTGCATCGGCCTTGGCCGCAACGGGCTTGGAAGGATCGGTGATATGGCCACCGAGCAGTAGAAACCGCGCCTGCTTTTCATTGAGCTGGATTTCAGCGCCCACCTTCTGGTAGCTGCCGGTAGCGCGGCCTTCCGTTGCCACGATGTAAGGCCGCGTTGCCGCCGGATCGACTGCCTTGGCGGCAATGGCCTGGCTCGACAGTGCGACCGGCTGACCCCCGGCGCTCTTGGCAACAGACGTTTCCGGCGCTTTCGCCGGTGCGGGATTTGATCCCGTTTCTTGCCCGGTCTCTGTCATGGTCTTTGTGTCCTTGCTCACTTCTGTTCTCCTCAATCGGCAGCAAAGACGCTGCCGCTGCCTTCCACGATGGGCCATAGGCCCGCTGATGATCCTGCGCCGACCAGCACATGGTCGCCGATCCGCGCCACGGCCATGCCGCCTGCCGCGCCCAGATCGACCTTGGGTGCGGCGACAATTGTCTGGCCGTCGCGCTGTGTGAGCGTCGACGACCCGACATTGCTGACATAGGCTCCGCCCTCTTGCGATGGCTGCTGAAAAGCTGCGGAAAACCCGCCCGGCACGCCACGCGCCAGCGCCATTTCGCCACCGGGCGCAACCACGCTGATTGCTTCGCCAACGGTCGGCGGGTTCCATGTTTTTTGCGCGCCAGCCCGTTCGACCCACGGTATCCATTCGGTGACCATCGGTGATTTGTCGGTGCCAAGATCGACCTTGATCAGACCCTTTTCGGGGTCCAGTTCAACCACCTTGCCGTCGCGGTGCGAGACCTCGACACGCCGCTTGATGTCGACCAGTTCATTTCTGATGTCCGCCAGAATGTCGCCGATGTCAGCCATTGTCCTGACCTTCCCTGGCGTCATCGCCGTTGATGATAAAACCGCCGATTTCCATGCTCACAAGCCGGTCCGGTGTACCGGGCGGATTGGCGAACTGATCCTTGCCGACACCAACCGATTGCGACCAGGAGACCGCAACCAGACAGGCACCGCGACTGTTGAGCGCCTCGGATGCGATCCGGCTGATCTTGATGTCGTCGGCGTAGCTCAGACGGCCGGTCCAGCCAGTCCAGCGCTTGAAATGAGCCAATTCACCGATCTTCTCGGCAATGGCGAAGGCCGCGTCACTGCGGTCGATCTTGCTCACATCGACTGCCAGCACATAAGCCGTCAGGCTGACATCATGCGTACGGTCGCCAGCCGCATTGGGCTTTGATCCCGGTGCAGCCAGCGCCGTAAGATAGATCGCATGTGCCCCGCCGGATGTCTTGCGAACCCCTTCCTGCCCGAACTGGCCGCTATAGGGCTCAATGATGCTGATGAACGGGAAAGCGGTTTTGAGATCGGCAAGCACGTGCTTTTGCAGCCTGACCACGGCGCTCAGATCAACCAAAGCCTTGAGAGCGTCATATTTCATGGGGCGAGCGCCTCAAGAAAATCCGCCACCATGGTCTCGATTTCGTTTGAGTTGTCGCCGGACAGACCGAGATATGCGCGGCCCGGCTGCTCGACCTGGTCAACAGCCACCTTCTGGCCATTGACTGTGAATACGAGCTTGCCGCCGTCCTTGGCCTTTATGATGCCGCCGAACTGGCGTTGCGCTGCATAGACTAGCGACGCGCCAGTTAGCACAGTGTCGCCTGCTACCTCATAGGCAATGTCATCATGCAAGGCACCCGTCAGCACCATGACCGGGTTGTCGGCATTGTTACTCTCCCAGGCGCTGCCATCAGGTGCGGTTTTTTCGCTCATGATCCGGCGCTTGGTCTGGCTTTCGACCTTCGATCCGATGCCTTCGAGCAGTTCGCCGCGATCAAGATTTTCGAAAGCCGCAATCGCTGCCATCGCCGCCTCAATTCCCTCGGCCTTGATTTCGATTGCCACGCTCATTAGATGCCGCCCGTCGATGCGCGGCCAAACAAGGCCGGGTCGCTTTCAAACAGCACATCGCCCGCGCCTTCGCCATCACCCTCGCTGACATCGCTGATCCGCGTCTGCCCAGACAGCACAGCCCGGTCACCGGCAATCGTCTTGAGATGGCTCACGCACTTCTCATAGCGATCCTTGATTTCGTCGGTCATCAGATTGGCCGGTGCGGAAAGGATGTAGACCGCGATATCGACGGCGTAGCGAACGATGAAAGCTGGAAGCGGCGCTTTCAGCGGCGTGACATAGAGCCTGCCGACATAGCTGTCGATTTCATCGGATGCCTGCTCAAGTGCCGCACCAAGGTCCACATCAAAACCGGCTTCCTCGTCGCGCTCGGTCAACCGAGCAACCAGATCGTCGCCATGAATGGCGGAGATATTTTCGGCTGTTGCATATGCGGTCATTTTCCGAACCTTTGAGCATGAGGGGCGAACAGGCGCTGGTTGCCACGCCCAGAACTTCCAGCGCCTGTCTATCGGCGCGCATGAACCCCTCATGCGCGCCAATCATTGGCGGCGGCGCGAACGCCGGAGCCGCATAGTCAGGCACCGGGCTTTTTCATTTCGTCCCATGCCGCCTTCAGCTCATCACCCTTCGGCTTGAAGCCGAGTATGGCAGTGGCTTCCTTGACGGTCGGCGGGTTGCCTTTGGCCTTGGCGTCGGCATCAAGGCCAGCAATGAACTCAGCAACAGCGTTGGCGCGCGCGGTTTCGTCCAGCTCTCCGGCAGCATCGTTTCCGTTTTCACGAACGTTGAGCACCGGATCGGCCTTGAGCGCATCGATCTGCTGTTTCGACAGATCTGAGACAGCGAATGTCAGGGTCCGGCCTTCCCGGAACGTGAAGCCAGCGCGGCGGCGGTTGGCCGAGGCGGTAATTTCGAGGAACAAAGTTTCCATGGTCTCACCTCCTTACAGCCACTCACAGACCAGAACTTCAACGAGGTTCTGGTTTGTGTTGTCTTCGCCATTGGCCTTACGGGCGCGCTTGACCACTTCGTCTGCCTTCTTGCGCAGAGATGTCGGCACCACAAGGATCGTCGGCTTGACGCCGAGCGGCGTGCCTTCGTCATCCTTCTGGCCGCGCATCGCGTCATAGGCGAGATCGAAGTTCGCCTCGGTCAGATCGGCCTTGGAGCCGAACGCCATTTCATAAAAGCCGTATCCGGCATTGCCGCGTGCTCGCGTCCCATAGAGGAACTTGTCGAGCATGAAGACACGATCCGATTTCAGCGGATCAGTGTGGTTGGCAAATTCCGGCTTCGTGCGTTCCTGGAAGATGAACGGCTTGAGCGGCTTTGAGGTGTCGAGCAGATACCAGGCAGCGCCACCACCGGCCTGCATGTTGGCGTAGCTCGTTTCCTCGCCGGTGTCGGGATCAGTCACCGGATGATCGGTGTCAAAGAAGTTCTGGCCATCGTAACAAAGGCTTTCAAAACCCTTTGGAAGGATGCCGAACACAAGCTGATCGGGCCATTGCGCCGCTGCAACACCTTCGGCCTGGGCGAGCGAGCCATAAATGCCGATGTCGTCGTCTTCGACGTTGTCGCGCTCGACTTCGACCGTGCTTTCGAACTTCTTGTTCTTCAGCGTGTAGCTTTCGCCTGACAGTTCTGTCAGACGGCGCTCGCCGATCCACTCGCGCAGGCGCGGCCACTTGTTGAGCCAGGCATAGTCATTGGCAGCCGATGTGGATGGTACCAGCGTGGCGACCTTGTCCCACATGGGTGCGACCGAACTCATGCCCTTCTGGAAGTTGGCCTTGAGCGAAACGCCCAGGGCCGAAATGTTAACGCCGGTGATTTCCATCGCGCGTGATCCCCTTAGTAGAATTCGACGGACACGCCGCGCGCATCCACGTCAAAGACGCGGCCCGCAACGGAAGTGCCGGTGTTGTCGGATGTCACGGTGATGTCATCCAGAATGTAGCAATCCGAGCCGATATGGGCGCGGGTCACCGGAGCAACGGTGTCGTTCTCAAGAACGAAAACACGGCGATCCACCTTGATCAGTTTGTCGCCGTTTGCGCCGCCGGTGTTGTCAACGGTTTCGTCGGAGACGCCAACCGCGACCAGACCTGCCGCTGCTGAAGCGGTCACCGCCCAACCAGCCTGAAGAACCACCATGACGCCGCGCACGATCTTGACCGCCGCCTTGACGCCGAGCGCGCGACTGTCACCAGCCCGGCTCTCCCTTTTTCTCGCTTCACTTGGCATTGCCTGAAAACCTTTCGATTGGGATCAGATTAAGTTGAGATCAGGCGGCTTTGTCGTCGCGCGCCTTGATGAAATCCTCGTGGCTCAGGCCTGTGGCTTTGCACATGGCCTTTTCCGCATCGCTCAACTGGCCCTGAGCGGCTGCAGGCTTGGTGTCATCAAGCTGACTGTTGGCTGCCAGCGGATCGGCCGTCAGGGTTCCGGCGAAAGCCTTGAAACGCTCGACGCCGCCATCTTGCTTGCAGCTGGCAACATAGAAGTCGCGCTGTGCAGGTTTGATCTTGCCAGCTTTGATTTCGCCATCGACAAGCGCTTCGATCTGGGAGTTGACCGCTTTGGCTTCGCCATCCTTGATCGAGTTTTCAGCGTTTTCGGCGCGGGTCTTCATGGCGTCGAAATCGGCGCGTGGCACAAAGGCCTCAAGATCAGGTGCTGCCGCCTTGGAGTTGGCGGCAATAGCAGCCATCACACTGTCAATGCTGGCGTCATCCTTGAGGCCGAGTGAACGGCACAAGGCCACATATTGGGTCTTATCCATAGCCAAAGGCTCCTCGTCGGTTTGGACAGGTTTGGAACCGCGCCGGTTGAGCGCGGTCAGTTTCAAATTTGGTTGATTGGTCAGGCCCGCCGAAATGACCTCAAGAATGATGAGTGATTGCGGGCTGTAGTAGAACACCGGCGAAATAAACCGGTATTCCTTGGCCTTGATCATGGCCTCGGCTTTTTCCGTCCATTCGACATCGGCCCAGATTTCGCCGTCGCGATTGTGAAGCGCGGTAATCCAGCCTGCGGCGGGCGCGGGCTGATTGTCCCAATTGTATTCGGTGGCGTGCTCGTAATCGATGACGATGGGACCATCGTGCTTTTCGAAAGCGGCGACAATTGCGGCGGCGTCCGACCCTTCCCAGTAACGACCGTCACGGCCCTCGACTTTTCCCGCTGGCAGAAGCTGGATTGTCGTTGGCGCATCGCCCGACACAAAATTCAGCGCCCGGACGATGAACGCAGGGTCGCCGTGCTCGACGCGGTTGGCGGCTCTTGCCAAGATCGGGAAATTGGTGTGGTTTCGGCTCATGTGGCCGTTGTGCCATCAAGGTCCGTCAGTGGTGATGGTGAAGCGCTTCACCCTGCCGGATAATCAGATGGCGGCTGACAACACCCTATAACACCCGAGCCTCACGCGCTCAAAGCCCCTTAATAAGAAATTATAAGGGGCTGGTCGCGTTTTGACCCTATGGCAGGCTCCGTCGCACCCGATTGCGGCTCTCATGCGCTGGTGAGCCGCTATTTTGAAAGCCGTCAGCCGATTGAAAATTACCGTCCAGGCTGTTACATTCTGCTCAGTGCGTGAGCCATTCGGATAACCGGTTAACTCCCGCGAGGACGTTTCGACCCTCCACGCACTATTTCAATTTCGTCCCGCCATCTTTCAACTTCCTGATCGAGCGTTCGCGCCACCGGTGCAGCGTGGTGATGAACAGCTCGTCCTGGGCGCTGATCTTCAGCCCCATGAGATAGGGCAGACCATCAATAACCTGAATGACGCTCAATGCGCCCTTGGCCGATTTCCACACCTCGCCTTCATCAAGCATCTTCTGGGCCAGCGCTGAATATTGAGCAGGCGTCATGCCCGCGCCTGCCGCATGTTCAAGGATCGTGGCAGCGGACAAAAAACCGGCACGGGCTTTGGTTCCGAGCGCTGTCCCCAGATCGTCACCGATGGCGGCGAACGGAATGGAAAGGTTCCCCTTGATCGATCCGTCCAGCGCCGCTTCCGCAAACTGGGCCAGCGGGCTTGATTGCACTGCAGCGCGCCGCAACGGCTCATTGGCTCCCGCAAGCGTTCCGCCAAGATCGCGGCGCAGGGTTCCAAACCGTTCCTTGCCGGGATTGGTGTGCCAGCCCGGATCGATGCCGACCGGGATGTTCACCGTCTCGCCAGTCCGGTCATTGGTATAGGTCCGCATCGGATAGGATGGCTCTTCACTCTCGCCGCCCAGGCTTTCCGCCTCGGCCCGGTCGATTTGCCTGATCCAGCATTTGCAGCCCCAGCCATTGGGCGCGAACCAGTAATTCCAATGCGGATGATCGACCGGCAGGATTGTACCTTCCTGTTCGGCGTGGAGCGGGCGGTGGCGCTCGGAATTGCCGAGCCCATAGAGAAAATACGGCATGAACCGTTTTGACCGTTGCGCCCGGTTCCATTGCCCCGCCGCGCGCGCCGTCCGGGTGTTAGCCCAATAGATGGTCTTGAGCCGCCTTGGCGATCCAAGCTGGGCGAGGACTTGTTCGCCGGTCTTGGGATCGGTCATCAGTTTCTTGCCCCACCAGCCCAGCTCCTGAAGCCGTGGCGTCAGCTCTTTGGCAAACTGCTCGTAAGGAACGCCGTTATCGAGTGCCTGCTGCATCGCGACGTCAAGGGTGGTCAGCACGTCGATCTGGGTGGCCTTGGCCACAGTGAACCCCGTGGCATGTTGCGCGCCCCAGACATCCTTGTAGCTGAAGGACGGCACAAGCGCCTTCTCGGACAGATAGGAGGTGACCTCTTGCGGCGGCTGGCGATTGAACTGGAAGCTGTCAGCCATGGTCAGACAGCATCATCAGCCGGGTCCGCATCGCCATGAGCCAGCGATTTGAACATGGCCCTGGTCATTGCACCCGCCAGCGCCGACACATCCTGTTCGCCGACAATGCCGGGGAGCAGCGCGCGAAACTCCTCATAGGAGCTGACCGAATTGGCAGCCTTGCGGATCGGCTCAAGCAACGGATCGAGCTGCTCTTGCCAGTCTGTCAAAGCATCTTCCGTAAGCTCGTCGAATTCATCCTCATCCAGCTCGTCGCCGATCCGGTTGTGCGCCTTGCCGCAGGACGGGCATGGCGTTTGAAGCTTTCCACGCCGGTTGGCGGCGCTGCCCGCCGGGTTGTTCCCCGGATTTCCAGAGGACGGTCTGGCGCGGATCAGCTCCACGTCCTTGCCTTTGGCCGGATCGGGCAGGCCCATCCGGTCACGCATTACCGATGCCTCGACCGTCAGCCCGTACGGCACGAGCTTCGCGACATTGTCGACAAGCGCCGTGATGTCCTCGGCTTCGGTCACCGGGAATGTCAGTTCGGGATAATTCTCTTGCGGCCCGAAATTGATGTCGATGAAGGGCCGGATCACATCGCGGTTGATCGTCGCCGCCAATTGTTTGGCGTCGGCGCGCACGATGTCCATGCGCACTTCGTTGTGGACCTCGGCCTGCGCCTTGGATGATCCGTTGTCGGTTGTCATGGTCTGGCCAAGAATGGCCTTGGACAATTGCCCGTCGAGATAGGTCAGCAGCTCCTTGAACAACGCGCCGCCTGCCTTGGCTGGCGAGGTTTCGAACCTGATATCCATATCCTCGGGGATGATGGCGGCAAAATCCTTGCCGATGGAGCGGAGCGCACGCAGCAGCGCCGACTTCTCTTTGGGTGTGGCGTTCTTGCCGAACTTGCCCAGCCGGATCGGCTTGCCATAGGCCTCGCAGAACTCTGCCCAGTCCTTCAGGCCATAATGCTTGATCATGAAGGACCATGCGGCAAGCCGTGCCAGACCGGCGCGGGCTGGCAGACCAGATTTCAGCTTGGGCACATGGATCAGAAACCGGCCCGGTGCCAGTTCCTCGCCTTCCTTGCTGCCGTCTTTCCTGAGCCGCAACGACCGGCCATCGGGTCCGAACTGGAAATGACGTGGATCGCGCCAGGTGTAGGATTTGGGCTTCCAGTAGGGCAGACCTGGTTGCCAGTCGATTTCAACGACGGCGTAGCCTTTGCCAAGTCCGTCGAGCGCATCGAGTTGCAGCTCCTCAAATGCCGGATGCGTTACAAGTGCCCGCACATGGTCAGCTAGTTCCACATCCTTGGCATCGTCGCTTGCGGCTTCGACCACCGGTTCAACGCCGATCACTGCGAGCTTGCGGGTTTGAAGCACGCTGGCGTAATGCGGCTCGCGCTCT